TGAATTGCCGGAGGGGCGAAATGGGCCGGTTGAGCGCTTGATAGCTGAGCTTGAGGGGGTTGCCGTGAATCCCAGTGAATCCCAGTGAATAGGCGCATTAGATATGTAGGAAATATCTATATAAACCCCGGAAACCCGGGGTTTTTCTTTGTGTTCGGGTGCCTAGTCACGGTTTACTCACGTTTTTGCCTTGTTTTTCTCCCGGTTTTGGCTTGAACCGATTCTATACGGTGTGTATAGTATTAGGTGAGGGGGTAATCCCCGAGAGCCATAACACAAAAACAACGGAGGTAACCAAAATGAAACCCGCAGCAGCATACATGGTAGTGACCGAGCTATGGAGCGATGGCGTGAACCGCACCCGCCCGGGTGAGGGGAAATTCGCGGGTTACCGCACAATGGCGTACGCACCTAAGGCTGTAGGGCACACCACGCGGCTAGGCAAAATCATTTCATGCTCATACGGGCGATGGGATGCTACCGTTTCCGCAGCTGATGCGGTGGCGGCGCACGGTGAGAACCTGGCCGCCCTGGTTGGTTCACGTGGCCGCTATACAGTTGATGCTCTTGATGCTGAGGTGGCGCGTGAGATTACCGGGGATGCGGTGGGCGGGTACGCTATTAGCCTTAAGTGATTAATTTCACTCGTAATAACTTGTATACGGACTATACGCCCTGTATAGTATTAGATGTAGGGGAAACCACCCCACAAGAAACAACAACAACCTAAGGAGCCGTGAAATGGCACGCACCTATTCAACCCGCAGCGAAGCTATCTACCGCGAAATCATCGAAGCTATCGAGGCCGGAGACGCAACCCGCGACGAATACGACATCGAAGCAATCGCAGACGCCGTATTAGGCGACTATGAAGACGGATTCGCCCTCAAAGTAGAGGAATCCGAATTTTGGGACATTGTAGCCGCACACGCAATCTAACCCAATAAACACCCAACGCCCCGCCCACCACGGGCGGGGCACCCAAAAGGAGTAACCCAGTGAAAAACCTCAAAATCCAGCGCATCAGCCGCGGCTACCACTACATCATGCAAGGCAACCTGCGGATAGGCACAATGGAACGTAGCGAAGGTGGCCCCGTCCCCGCAGCCGGGGAATGGTTCGCAACGTACCACCCATCAACAGCAGACTACATGACTAACCAATGGGACAGATGGAGGCTGGCGGCGGCCCACGGCCGCACCATGAACGAATGCCTCAAAGAATTTGCACGCAACTACTAAGGATAAGGAACAGCACAATGGAAAAACAGTACGTCGCCCGCGTAATCGAAAACGGGAAAACCACAGCAGAATGCACCGGCACCCTGCAAGAGCTGGCAGACTGGGCATATAGCGACAGTATCGGTGATTACTCACGCCATATTGAAGAGGGTGAACTGCTAGACACCCCCGACGGTGCCTATGAATGGTTCATCGACCGCCCAGAAGTGCAGAAAAATGTCCGTGAAAGGCTAAGCTCACACGAGCTAGAAACCTGGTGGGACGACGACGAAGGAACAAGCGTAGTGCTGCACACCGAGCCGATGCCACTAACAGCGGAAGGGGTAGCCGCCTACATTGGCCGCAGCGAAGAAAGCGTGAGCCACCACGGCAACCAATGGTGGGTAGAAGTCAAACCAGCCGAATAAAAAGGAGGGGTGCCGCCCTTGAACCTCAAGCGGCGGCACCCCTACCCGCATACCAAGCGGGAAACAACAACTTATAGAAGATAGTATAGAGAGGACACGAAGGAATGACAAAGAAGCCTAGCTACCTCGGCCCCAGCGATGTTGCGCGGCGCCTCGGCGTAACCCGCGACGCAGTATACAAGCTGCTAGCTGTGCACCCTTTGGATAATGACGCATGGGGTGCGAACGGTACCCCCCTATGGCTGCCCGAGACAATCGACGCCTGGCGCGCGAAACACCCTAAGCCACGCGGCCCGCACAAGAAAAAGAGCACCGAGAATGCGTAACGGCCCCCGTGACATGCCTACCATCAAGCAGGAGCTAATCGGGCACCTTGAGACGGCGATCAGCACATGCACACAAGGGGTCTGGCATATAGCCAAATACCGGACACACCGTGCAGGCATAGAAGACGGCGCCCTATGGTGGGTACACAAGGGTATGACCGAAACGGTCATAGACACGGCCCCCGAGTTCCTGCTGCACTACATGCCCCACATGGAGCATATGCCATCTGACGCCGGGGTAATCGTATGGGACGGCGGGACAGACCAGGTAGCCCCGTGGGGTGACGCGCCCGACAGCATCAGTGACGCATCACCATTCATGGTATCCACCCCCGCGACCATCCAAATTGTGGGTGCCGCATGGGTGCGCGAAGACCTCTACATGCTGCTAGGCACCTCACGCGGGCGCATATGGCGCGAAGTAGAGGGAAACACGGGCCTGTACGCCCGGCTATCCCGGCTGCTAGTCACAACCTGGACGGTAGCGCGTGAACCCTCAATCGGTGATGTACGCCCGTACCGGCCGCGCACCCAAGGGGCCGCTGCAACCGGGGCGGCGCTTGACACGCGGGCTATCAACGCCGTGTACGTGCGTGAACGCCCCCACGGTAACGGGGCGGGAGGTTCACGGCGCGGCATGGGCCACCGTGTAGAAGTGCGCGGGTACTGGCGAATGCAGCACTACGGGCCGGGCAACCAGCGTATACGCCCGATATATGTTGCGGCGCACATGCGCGGCCCGGACGGCGCACCGGTAGAATCCCGCCCATCGGTACACATCGTAAAAGAATAATACCCAGCCCCATAGGGCACAGGAACAACAGCAAAGGAAATAAGAATGGCATTCCCACAGCGAGGCGACAGCGGCGACATATGGCTCACCCCCCCCAGCATCCTAAAACAACTCGGCGAGTTCGACCTAGACCCATGCGCCGCCGATCCGCGCCCCTGGGACACCGCGAAAGTCAACTACACGGAGCAACATAACGGACTCATAATGCCCTGGTTTGGGCGCGTGTGGCTAAACCCACCATACGGGCGCGGAATCGGGAAATGGCTAGAACGCATGGCAGACCACGCAGAAGCAGACGGAACCGGGATAGCACTCATATTTGCGCGCACAGACACAAAAGCCTGGCAGCAGCACGTATTCCCGCACGCCCACGGAATCCTATGGATCGGTGGCAGAATAACTTTCTGCCGCCCCAGCGGTCTAGCAGGCGCGCACCCAGCCGGGGCACCCTCAGCACTAGTAGCCTACAGTGCGAAAGATGCTGAAATTCTCGCAGCATCAGAGATACACGGGGCATACACGAAAATACGCTAAAAGAAAGGAAATGAAAATGTGGGAATCACCCATTAGGCAGCTACCCCTAAAAGTAGAGAAAGAAGAAGTCGGCGAAGACCTTTTCATGTACGGGCGTGTCGATAAATCGCAGCTCACAGCGCAAGAGCTGCGTGAGCACGCCGCATACATAGAGGGAATGAACCAGGACGCCATCAGCCTTTATGTGAACATCACCGGGCTATCCGATGAAGAAGCCACGCAGAAATACCTTGAAGCCCTAGCCAAGGTGAGGGCCGAACGATCAGACCGCGAAGGGTGGGGAGAATGAGCACACCCATTGCGTACACCCCCGCGCACAGCATCACGCCACTAATCGCGGCGCTACCAGCCCGCGAAACACTACCCACCCAGACAGACAGCATGACCGAATGGGTGCTCACCCACCACACGGCATAAAAAAAGAGAGAGCGGCCCCGCCCGCACCCCCACAAAACAGGGGCGCGGGCGGGGCCACAATCACACTACCGGCTAGGCGCTCTGATCGGCGTGCTTCGGCGCGTAAGTCTCACGCGGAATCTCAAAATCATTCACCGGGGAAGCCGGGTAAGTAGTATCACCCTGCACCTCAGCACCCTTATGGTCTACACCGGTCACCCCACGGGCGGCCGCCTCCATCAACCCTTCAAAGGTCGGCTTCTCACCACGGATCAAAAACCCGCCGATGATAGTACCCACCGTAGAAATCAGGATAAACACCGCATTCGACACATCAGCAGGCAGCTCAACACCGTAGCGGCTAAGAATGTATCCGGTAATAACGGTGAGGCTACCGGCGACGGCGGTACCTACACCCGCAGCAGCAGTGACGGGGCCAACTTTACGCTTTGCATCCATAATATTTTTACTCTCCTACCTTGCTAGTCTGGGCTGCGATAAGCTGCTTCAGCAGCGCGTTAGTCTCACGCTGCGCCTCCAAATTCTCACGGAGCAGCTTATATGCGGAACCCTCAAACTTTACGTTCGGGATGCCCGGCGTCCAGGTGTCCTTAAGCTCCTGAGTCTGGCGGCTCACGTTCTGCAGCGCCATCCAGTTAGCGCCGTGATGGCGCACATGCTCAATGCCGGGTGCCCAGCTGTCCCGCAGCTCGCTAATAGCGTCAGCCATGCTCTTATCGTCCTTTCCCTTGGGTTGGGTCGCCTTCTCAGCAACCTTAGTGATAGCGGTCTTACCTTTTTTCGCCTCGTAGATTTGCAGGGCGCGGGCCGCAACCTCTCCCTTACGGTAGGTGCCGCAGCACTCCGTTGCGAACCAGTCCCGATGCTCTGTGACGGGCAGGATTTGCCCGTGCATGATCCAGATGTCGGCGACTCGCTCACACACGGTCTCGAAGTCGCCAGCAGACATGCGTGGGTTGCATTCCAGGGTGATTGACTGCGCATTACCCTTGCTGTTGCCGTTCGCCCAGGCTGCGTTAGCGTGATCCACAAGGCACGCCACAACGCCATCAGAAATGACCTCGTGCGCGCTAGTCTGCGTGCTATTCAGCTCGCAGAAGAACCTGATTACTTCATCAAATTTTTGCTTCCACTCTGGGCGGCCCCACCAATGAATCGTGATGTTTGTGATTACACGGGGGAACCCGAAAACGGACTGGACTAGCGCGTTTGGTGTGAACCGTAGCGCGTCGTATTGTGTAAGAAATCGGTAGGCCATAGGCCCCACCTCCTTATATGTGATAGTTCACCTTGTTTTACTGGGGTGTTAGCTCGCATCACCGAGCCAAAAAAACACGCCTAAACCTGGCGCGCCTCCAAAGACCGCACCCGAGCATCCACGGCGTCAGCCAACTCACGCGCATGCCGTATATCACCCCGGATGCCGCCAATATCCTTGCGCATATCAGCATGTTCAGACAGGCCAAGGTTCAACATGGCCGCCGTCTTCTCCTGCTCCTTGCGAATCTCCGCAAGCTGCGTGATAACATCGGCAATACCCTTAGCGGTCGCCGCCTGGTTCCGGTCAATATCATCACGCAGATTCGTCTGATGATGGTTCTTCACCTGGTGCTCAACACGGTGCAGCCCCGCCCGCACATCCTTAAGCTTCACGGCAGCCCATGACACGAAAGCGGCCGCCGAAAGAGTGGCAGCCGCCTTGAGAACGTCCATGAGCGCAACCCAGAAATCGGGTGGAATGTTAGTGCCCATCATCACCCCTCATACGCTGTCCCTGGGATCACTGCTGCCCATCCTTGGCAGGCTCAGGCTCCACATCACTATGCACGACGTGGTAACCGCGATCAGCAGCAGTATCAGACACGGGCGGAGCCGTATTACCTGGCTTAGCTTCCACGAGCCAGAAAGGCCCCTCATATTTACTCATTATTTCTCCTCAAAAAATCCGACAATGTTCAGGATGTAGCGCCCTGGGGTGCTTATCCTGTCAGTCTGTACCTGACGGCTACCTTTTTCTATCCAAATGCCGCCGCCGCCTGGTGTTACTGACTGCATCTCAACCAGAGATGATGCCACCGGCCCCGTGTCAGGGATGGAGAACAGGGATCCGCTCGGAATTTTCCCGGCCTGTATTGTGAAATCCAAATGCACTATCCCTAGCCCCGTATTTGGGTCAAACTCTAGGAAATGACGCAATAGTGCATTATTGCCATTGCCGTTCACGTTTGTCGTGTCCCTTGCCTCCCACGTCAGACCGTACCGCTTACGAGGCTTCATCACAGCCCCGCCACCGCCGCCGCCTTGCGGGCGTGCTTCCAGGGCCTCTACCCGGCGGGCAAGCGCATCAGCCCTAGAAACAAGAGAAGATAAATCAGTAGAAGGCAAGGTTACCGTACCCCCATCAGGTGAGAGCGTAAGCTCACTACCAGCGATAGAAAGCTTCTGCGGCACCCCTACCCCGTCCGCGCCCTTCGGCCCAGGATCACCTTTCGGCCCCTGCAACCCAGCACCAGCCTTACGGGTAGTGAAAAACACCGTATCCACCTGGATAAAGACGTTATCACCCTGCGGGGATCGCCACCGCACCGGCCCAGTCTCAGACCCGGCCGGGCCTGCAACATCCTTAGCTGCACACCCGGTGATCGTGAGGCCCCTAAACCAGGTTTCAACATAGAAAGCCCAGCGGGCGCCGGTGCCGCGCCCCCCAACCTTCTGCGAAATGCAGCCGGTAATAATAGTGCCGTCAGCCCCGCCGTTCGCAATATAGAAATCGGCGGCGTCACCCTCACGAGCAGACCCGTGAACCGTGTCACGGTAAGAGGAAGATTCGGCGCGGCAATTCGTGAGCTGATTCTGCCCCCAATAAACAAGGAACCCATGCCCACCGTTCTCCTGCGCCAAACAGCCCGTGAAAATGCATTTAGTTCCCTTGATGAACCATCCCGAGCCGTCCTTCTGCGCCGCCCGGTTCTCACCCTGCGGCGCGCCAGCAGTAATATCAGTGCCATCAGCCGAAGCCACAGGCAGGGCGTATATCTGCTGCCACGAAGCGGCGCGGTGCGTAAACCACACACGGGAATGAACGAAAGTGCACTGCGACGTATACACCTCCACACCGGAGTAACCACCCTGTGACTGATTCGCCCCGCCGACATTCAGCCCGAAGAACTGGTTATCGGCGCCGCCGTTCCCGCCCGCAACCTTCGCCACCAGCTCGGGGTGCCCATCAGGTTTACCCACAACAAGCCCGGCCTGCAGCGTGTTGCGTATCTTGAGGTTCCACACGTCCATTGCCTGGTCGTCGCGGCCAAGGATCGCCGCGCCCGTCTCCATATCCCAGACCTTCACATTATTCATGGTCGGTGCGGCGTCCGGCTCAGCAGGGGAATCCCCAAGATCAGTGTTTAGTAGCACGCCGCAGAGGTTAGGTATGGCCGCCTGGTGGTTACGGCCCGTCCGGTGGGCGCGAATCCACACGCTAGACACACCGAAATGAATCAGGTCGGGGTCTAAGGCACGCTCATTCCACGTACCGGTATGGAAAACCCCTGTCTTCTCCGTGATAGGCGTGCCGTCCGATGCTAGGATTTGGGTGCCGTCACCATCACCGATAACCTGCACAAACCCCTTGAGCTTAATAAACGGATATGATACTAAATATTTACCGGCGGGGGTGGGGACAGCCCCGCCACCAGCAGCATACACAGCATCAACCGCCGCCTGGATCGCCGCCGTAGCATCAGCCTTACCCGTAGGGTCTGCACCATAGGGCGCGTCAATCACACTCACACTGTAACCAGACTTAGCGGGCGCCGCCTGCTTCGGCGCAGCCTCAAGAGCATCAAGACGCCGCAGAATCTTTGAATCATCAAACGCCCCGCCATCACGGCCCGGCGCACCCGGGGCACCAGGCGGGCCGGGAGGCCCCGGGTCTCCCTGCGGCCCAGGCAAACCACGCTCACCCTGCACACCCGGCGGCCCCACCTCACCACGCGGCCCACGCACAGACCACCCAGACGGCGAACCCGGATCAGGTACCGGAGCCTGCTCAGCAAGATTCAGCACCGCCCCCGCCGTAGGGTGGATAAAACCGCACGGGTACGGTGCCGGGCGGCCCTCACCATCACGCAAATGCGCGGTAACCTTGTACCCGAAACGCTCCGGCGACACGCCAGGGGACGGGGCGACAAGCCGCACACCAGCGGTGGTTGCGTCAGGCGAATCATACAAAACACCGCCCACAACGTACCCGGTGCGGGCCGCCTGCGTAAACACCGCGTCACCACTAAAAGCGTGCGCGGTAGGCGTGAACTCAACACGCCCAGACACAGGAACCGGGGCACCCCCCCGCTCCTGCATCGTCAAAAAATTAGCTGTCACCGTACAGTACTCAGCCATACAAATTCTCCTACTCTAACTGCATG